TTTTGCACCGCCGTTCTCACGCAGGGTTCGGGCGGCACTCCGCTCACCGCCAACGATATCGGCCTCAACGTCAATATCAGCGTGGTTGCGGGCTCGACCTATACCGGCCAGTCCGGCTCGGTCATCGACAACACCACCGAGGCCACGACCAACACCCTCGATCTCAAGATCGTCGGCATGGTCAACCGCGCCGACAACGACCCCGGCAGCGCCGTGGGTACGGGTGCGGCGTCGTCCCACTTCCTGGTGCGGATCAACCGTCACCAGTTTGTCAACCAGATCGCGGGGGTCTAAACCATGAGCGTCGTATCAACCGGCAATATTGCCAAGCTCCTCTGGCCCGGCCTCAACGCACGCTGGGGCGCCAACTACACCGAGCATCCGACCGAGTACACCGACCTCGTGGACGTGTTCTCGTCGGATATGACCTACGAGGAAGATCAGGAGATGACCGGCTTCGGCATGGCTCCTGTGAAGCCGCAGGGGCAGCCCACGGTCTACGACACCATGTCGCAGGGCGTTACGTCCCGCTACACCCATGTCGCCTACGGTCTGGGCTTCATCATCACCCGCGAGGCGATCGATGACAACCAGTACGAGAAGGTCGGCATGCAGCGTACCGGATCGCTGGCGTTCTCGATGCGTCAGACCAAGGAAAACGTGGTTGCCAACCTCTACAATCGGGCTTTCAACAGCTCGTACGTGGGTGGCGATGGTGTTGCCTTGCTTAGCACCGCACACCCAAGCGTTGCCGGCAACTGGTCGAACAAGCTGGCGACTGATGCTGACCTGTCCGAAGCCTCGCTCGAAGATCTGGTCATCCAGATCGGGCAGGCCAAGAACAGCCGCGGCATGAGGATCTCGATCAAGCCAAAAAGCCTGGTCATCCCGGTCCAGCTTCAGTTCGAAGCGGCCCGCATCCTCAAGTCGGTGCAGCAGTCGGGCACGGCGAACAACGACATCAACGCTCTGCGTACGATGGGCGCGTTCCCGGACGGCATCAAGGTCAACCACTACCTGACCGACGCGGATGCATTCTTCATCCGCACCGATGCGCCTGAAAGCCTCAAGTTGTTCCAGCGTGTCGCGGCCGAGTTCGCCCAGGACAAGGACTTCGATTCCGACAACTTGAAGTACAAGGCCTATGAGCGCTACTCGACCGGTTGGAGCGATCCTCGCGGCCTGTATGGCTCTGCCGGCGCGTAATCGTCGCTGAGCTTTCACCGGCTCGCAACGGAAGGCCCCGGGGGAAACTCCGGGGCCTTTTCATTTATGCGGCATTGTGGCATAAAACTCCTGCCCGCATCCGCGCTCGGGCAACTCTAGGCAAATGCGGACCTGACAGGCGCTGCACACGCAGCGTTCGCATGAACGCCTAGAGGTTCCCACATGGCTACTCCCACCCGTTTTCCGTACGGCGTCACCAACGTCGCCAAGTCCAATCCGCTCGGTCAGTTCGGCATGCTCGACCCGACCCAGTGGCACGTCTATTTCAACGACTTCGACACCTACAACGCTGCCGACTGGACGATCACCACGACCGAGGCCGGTGCAGGTTCGGCTACCGAGGCGCTGACCGACATCGACGGCGGCGCGCTGCTGATCACCAACGACAGCGCCGACAACGACAACGACTTTTTCCAGAAGATCGGCGAGAGCTTCAAGATGGAGGCGGGCAAGAAGGCGTTTTTCAAGGCGCGCTTCAAGGTGTCCGATGCCACGCAGAGCGATGTCGTGATCGGCCTGCAGGTGACCGACACCACGCCGCTCGACGTGACGGACGGCATCTACTTCCTCAAGGCCGACGATGCCGCGACGATCAGCGTCATCTGCCGCAAGGACGCCTCGACCGGTTCGACCAGCGCCAGCGCCATCGCCACGCTATCCGATGACACCTTCGTCACCGTCGCCTGGTACTATGACGGCAAAGACGCGGTGGCCTACTACATCGATGATGTCCATCTGGGCACGCTCGATGGCTCTTCGACCTACCTGCCCGATACCGAGCTGACGGTCTCCTTCGGCATCCAGAACGGTGCCGCAGCGGCCAAGACCATGACGCTCGATTACGTGTTCGCCGCGAAGCAGCGCTGATGCGTTATCGGATCTCCGGAAAGAAGGGCAGCTACACGCTGACCGTTGAAGACGGGGAGGACATGATCCTCTCCGTCCCTTCGGCAACCCTGACCGAAGCAAAGGCCCTGCAGCGCCGCGCGGTACTTGAGGGCGTCAGTGCGCTCGAGGCCGCGCGCCCGGCCGCAACCCCACCCAAGAAGAGGAGCACCGCGAAATGAGCGGTCGTACATACAAGGATCTGTCGCCTGCACATGGCGCCGTCGCCGTCGATGTCTCGTCTGTCGATCAGGTTCTGGCAGCAGGTTGCCGCGCGCTCTACATCGGCACTACCGGTCATGTGGTGGTCGATATGCCGAACGCCACCGGCATCACATTCAGCAACGTCCCGGTCGGCGTCCTGAACATTCAGGTCACCAAGATCTATAATTCCGGGACCACGGCATCGACCATCGTGGCGCTGTACTGACCATGGAGCGCGGCGCCCGGGCCATCTGCGATGCGAGCGGCTTCAAGTGCTATGCCGACGAGCTGGTCAAGCAGTGGGATGGCGCGATGGTCCTGCCGCAGTTCCTCGACAAGCGCAATCCGCAGGACTTCATGACCGGAGTGCGGGAATCGGTGCGCCAGTTCACGCGCCCCGAGGCGCCGGACGTTTTTCTGTCGTCGGAAGTCACGCCTGACGACCTCTAGGGGTAGACCATGACCAGCGGCTCAACCGACTTCACGCTCGTCACAAACCAGATCATCGAGGAAGCCTTCGACTTGTGCGGCATCGGCTCGGAGGGCGAGGCGATCTCGGCTGACCAGTACGCGCGCGCCAAGCGATCGCTCAACCTGATCGTCAAGCACAAGGGCATGAAAGGGCATTTGTGGGTACGCGAGGACAAGACCGTCACTCTCGTTGCCTCGCAGGCCGGGTATGCACTGACACCCAAGCCCCTGCGCGTCATGGAAGTGCGGCGCAAGGTGACCTCATCCGGCATTGAAACACCCCTGAGCGAGTGGGCGCGTGGACAGTACAAGGATCAACCGAACAAGGCGACCGAGTCCATTCCGGTGGCCTACTACTACGACCCGCAACTCTCGACCGGTACGCTTTACCTCTGGCCGACGCCTTCATCGGCCACAGCATCGGCCATGACCGTCGAATTGACCGTGCATCGGGTCATGGACGACTTCGACGGATCAGCAGACGCGCCGGATCTGCCGCAGGAGCAACTACGCTCGCTGGTTTATGACCTAGCCGAGGAATTGGCCCTGAAATACGCGATCCGCGCCGATCTGAGGCAGGAAATCGCCGCGCGTGCCGCCCTGTATCGTGCGGAAGCGGAAAGCTGGGACACTGAGCCCGCGAGCCTGTACCTGCAGCCGGATCACCACTGATGCAGCGCCTCAAGCCTGCCCTGCAATACAGCGCGGGCCGGTCCTACACATGGTCCGGCGCCGTCCTGACGAACGCCTATGCGGAGGTTTCGGACGGCGACAAGCGTGAGGCATTCGCGGTCTTGGCAACGCCTGGCCTGACGCTGTGGACGACACTCCCCGATGGTCCTTACCGGGGCAGCGTGATGTGCGCCGGGGTGCTGTATGTCGTCTCGGGTGGCTTCCTGTACTCGGTGGACAGCGCCGGAAGCTACACGCAGCTTGGTGGCATTCCCGGCTCAGGCCCTGTCTCTATGGCCGCGAACTACACCGAGGTTGCCGTAGCCGCGAATGGAACCGGTTACGTCTGGTCCGGCGGCGCGCTTTATACGCCGGTCCCGTTCGATGTGTCCTCGGTCATCTATTTTGACAGCTACATAGTCTGGCAGATCAAGGATTCCGAGCAGTTCATCATTTCCGCTCTCGGCGATGCCCTGACCTACGATGCCGCCGATGTCGCGTCGGTCGAGGGATCGCCGGACAACATCATCGGCATGGTCAACAACCATCGCGAGTTGCAATTTTTCGGCGCGGGCACCATAGAAATTTTCTACAACTCGGGGGCAACGGACTTTCCATTCGAGCGCCAGGGCAACAGCTTCATCGAGCGCGGATGCCTCGACCGCGACAGCATCGTCAAGATCAACAATACAGTGATGTTCGTCGGCGATGACCGCATTGTCTATTCTCTGGCGGGGTATTCGCCGGATCGTGTTTCAACGCACTGGGTAGAATATCTCCTGCGCGATGCGACTTATGCGCGGGCATGGACCTACGATCAGGAGGGCCACAAGTTCTACGTGCTCGAATGCGACCGCGGTACGATCCTGTTCGATATCGCAACCGGCGCCTGGCACAAGCGCGCCTCGTACGGTTCGGACTTCTGGCGCTGCAATGGCGGCATCGTTGCCTACGACCGGACCATCCTTGGCGACCGGGACAATGGCAATCTCTACATTCCCTCGCCCGACGTTCACACCGAGAACGGCGACCCGATCATCGTGCAGGTCGATCTGCCTCCCATCGAGGCGAACCGCGAGCGCATGACAATGTACTCGTTCGAGATCGTCATGGATACCGGTCTCGGGAATGGCGATGTCGAAGATCCGCAGGCCATGTTGCAATATTCCGACGACAACGGCCATCGCTGGTCGAACGAGATGTGGCGCTCGCTCGGCAAGGTCGGTGAGTACCGCACGCGCGCAGTCTGGCGCAAACTGGGCCAATTCCGCCAACGCCAGATGCGCATCAGGATCAGCGATCCGGTGAGCCGGTTCCTCGTCTCGTACTGGGCAGACATTCAATGAGCGGTTTCCCGATCAATCCCCCGGGCTCGCCGCTCGGAACGATTGCCGGAAATTCGGTCAGGGTGTCGCCTGAGTGGTATCGCTTCTTCTCGCAGGTTCAGAAGCGCATAGGCAGTGGCACAGACCCATTGGGAGCAACCCCTTTCCTTACGCTCGACTATAACGATGGCCTCGGCTCAGAGCGGAAATTCACGCCCGTAAGCGGTCAGTTGACGGGCACGGATGGCGGCGCCGATGGACCTTACACGCTTGGGCTTGCCGACACGGCTGTCACCCCATCAGGTTATGGAAGTGCGTCTACCGTTCCATCTATTGTAGTTGACGCCAAGGGTAGAATTACATCGGCATCTGATACGCCTATCGCTATCAATGCAAGCGCGGTGACTGGCAACGATCTAACAAGGGTAAACGACACCAACGTCACACTGACCCTCGGGGGGACACCGACAGGATCGCTGCTGAAGGCCGTTTCGTTTACCCTTGGGTGGACGGGCACGCTGGATGAAACGCGCGGCGGTACGGGAATGTCGTCCTATATTGCAGGCGATCTCATTTACGCGGCCAATGCGACAACGCTCGCACAACTCGGTATCGGCACGACTAACTACGTCCTGACCAGCAACGGCACACTACCCACTTGGACGGCGAACACCGGCACCGGCAATGTTGTGCGTGCCTCCAAGCCATCGTTTACCACAGCAATAGGTGTAGGCGCTGCAACCGCGTCGGCTTCCGGGTCTGGCATCTCCTTCCCGGCCACGCAGGACGCCAGCACCGATCCAAACACGATGGACGATTACGAGGAAGGCACATGGACACCAACGGTTACAGCGGGTTCCGGCACGCTGACCACGGTTTCAGGCTCCGGCTATTATACCAAGATCGGGCGGCACGTTTTTACCACGGTGGTCATTAATATTACCGACAATGGGACGGGAGCGAATCATATAAGATATACGCTTCCGTTCACTGCTGCTGCATCCGCGAGGTGGGTCGGAGTAGGCCGCGAACTTAATGCGACCGGAAGTTCGCTTACTGCAACGCTTAGTCCGTCAGAGGCTTCTGCGGTCGTCTTTACCTACAACAACACATATCCAGGCGGGACCGGCTACCAGATTGTGGCGACATTGGATTATTTCGTGTGATCCGTCTCTAGCGGAGCTGCGCCTTGCCGAAGAGGACAGTAGGTGTTAAAACGCGTGGTGTGACGCACTTGCGCGTCCGGCTGCGCAACCGGGCAATCACTCCAGACAGATAGCGCCAAACAACTGTCTGGGTATCGATGCGCAATTTCACGAAAATCTTTGAGCAGATGGATGTGGTGCCGCTTCTTGCCGCGCTCGCGTCTAAGCCGAACCTGTGGAATGCGAACAAGCTGCGCACGACGTTCCCGGGCTCACCCCATGCGGAAACGGACGACATTTGGCTGTTCTTCAATGAGATCGGTGAGGACGCCGCCGAAGTCGTCAACGACATCCAGACGCGCCCCTATGACGCATGGCATGAACTACCGCAGGCGCGAGGCCTCGTTTTCGATTTGATGCGTCGTGTAGGTGGTGTGCAGCTCGGTCGCGTCCTGATCACACGTCTGCCGCCTGGCGGAATCATCCCCGAGCACGCAGATCAAGGAGCGCCGGCCGATTTCTACCAACGCTTCCAGATCGCGCTTCAGTGCCTACCCGGCTGCACCTTCCGCATCGGTGAAGAGACGGTGAATTTCAACATGGGGGACTGCTGGTGGATCGACAATTCGGTCCCGCACGAGGTCGTAAACAATTCTGCCGATGACCGACTGGCGTTGGTCGTTGACGTGAGGGTCGCATGAACGCTCTGGCGCGAAAGGAGGTGATCGTGTCCGTCGTCGAGACATTT